TGAATTTGGTAGCCATGATCCAGGTGAGGACGAGTCTCCACTCCAATCTATAACATATACCCACTGCCCCATTGAGGACTCTTGAGATTGTTGAGCGGAAGGTACATGAACTGGTTTAGGTTCCATATATACTTCTCTAGTAACCGTTATATTTTCTTCTTCCCTAGTAGATACTTTAAAAGCTTTGGGAATTTCTACTGTTATATCAGAAAAAGTTTCAACGTTGGGTGAATTACCAAATGAAACAATGGGGTCTCCTGCTGCCATACTAGATGCATCCCATGCCTGTAATTTATTAGTATCTACTATCTGATAACTAATATCATCAGACTTATAAGATAATTTATCTTCGTGTCCAGTTTTAAAGTCATCAAATTGACTTTGGTAAAATGTATTCCCAGTCAAACCATTTTTTAATTTAACTTCAATTTCATCTCTTGCTGGTGAAATATTAGAAATTTCATAAGTAAATCGTTTAGAAAAAACTCTAAACTCTTCTATATCTTCGTTTGATGAAATTACATCGGCCCAAAAAGCTTCATCTGGATCTCCTTTAGGAGAAACAGTATTTTTATACATTTTGCCATTATTTGTTACAACTGTATCTCTATAAAAATTTCGTTCTCTATCTATTAATACTGTTTGATGTGAACCTGCTTCACAACGTAAAAAACTATATTGTAGTGTAATGTTACCACTTAATATTCCCATCGAATTTACTGCATCAGCTAAATTAATTTTATGGTTTTCTTCTAAAGCCGTATCAAGTGATATAATATTACTACCTGCAGCAATACCTGAATCAGTATAAACAGCAGTCATTAAAATAAAATCTCTAGGACCTATAGGACTTTGCATCGTACCTAACGGAGAATAAGTTACATTGCCGTACCTATCCTGATTATACCTTATCTTACTTTTTATATTACTTGGAATTAAATAACTCATTTATTCACCATTATGTATCCAGTGTTGGAATTTCAGTATCAGAAGTGCCGCTTCCACCGCCGCCACCAGTATAGTTAGTAGTGGAAGTATTACTGGTGGAACCAGTATTCCCACTTGTTGTATCTGATGTGGTATCAGCAATACTTGTATAATCACTAGTACCTGATGTTAAATAATCTACCTCTTTAAATCTATTATCTATAACTTTTACCGCAGAGTGAGGAACAAATCTGTCTCTCCCCTGACTGATAGTTTCAACAAAATTAACTGTAAGTTCTACATCATATCCTGTAGCCATAGTACTGCCTGGATAAGCTACTTGTCGGCTGATGAAAGTTATACCTTGTTGTATATTTCCAGTTTGAATATCCTGATATAAATTATATACCATTTTTCCATTTACTTCGGTCTTAGGTGCCATATTTAAAACTTGTCCTGGTATAAGTTTTCCATTATTAGATCTCCATCCATAATTCGATTGGCCGGCATAGTCATCCTGTCCTCCTCTAGATGCAGGGTTATTTATCCATTCAGTTAAATATACATCTCTATCTGTAATATATTGAACTGCATTTTTTTCTCTTAACCTTCTAACAAATGCTAAATGCTTTATTTCTTCCTTACTATAAGGCATTATCTACTCACTTTAAATTTAAAATCACCACCATAATAATTTACTGTTTCACTTACACCACTTCCACTTACAACTTTATATTCTATTTGATAAAATCTTTCAGCTTGTAATCCATTTAACCAAAGATTAAAATAATTACCTGAGCTATCACTTGATATATAAGAACCAGACCCATAAGGTACCATTACATCTTCAGTAAATGCGTCTTTTATTTGATAATAACAAGAAGCACTTGGTAAATATTTAACAGTTATACTATCAGAAACAGTTGTTGTAGAATATGTTTTGGTAGGATATCGTTCTCTACCAACAAGTCTGAATTTTACTTTTGAATTTTCTTTATAATCAGGTCTTAACCCTTTCATATAAACGACTAAATCTTCTAAATCAGTAGTAACTAATGGATTTAAAGAACCAGTTGCCCACGTAGAATCGTTCCAAACTACTTCTAATTTTGGTTGATAGACTGTATCTGTTTCTCTACTAAAAAATGCAAAATGTCCATATTTTGTAGTATTTCCTTCTTCAACATTATCGTCTGCATTACCAACACTCCCACTTCTCTTTATCATAAATCCTTCATTTGGTACTGTATTATGTATCCATCTCCACATAACATCAGTTACATCCATACGCATATCAGTAGTTTCCCATTCAAAAGATTGAGAAGCTTCGGCTCCACTTCCAGTGTACCATGTGCCTCCAGTATTATTACTACCACTTACCCATTGAGTAGTATCTACTTTTCCGTGCCTATATCTCCAACTCACACCCTCTTCATCTTTTGGATTATCATAAAATTTTCCTTCACCAGCCGTCCACGATTGACTTACCGCATATCCATATAAAGATTGACTAGTCGTTAAATTAGATGAATTTGCATCATATAAATTTAAATAAAATTTTGGGTCTGATGATGAAGATGGAATTAATCCGGATGAGATAGACTCTGAAATATAAGTTAAATCAAATTTAATTACTGCTCTTGAAACATTTATTATTGATGCATTATTATTAGTATCTTTTCTTATTTCTAATATTTCATCCATTCCAGTATTTTGNGATTGAGTAACTGGNCCCTCATANAATGTTGCGTCTGCTGAAGCGTATTCAAAATAATGCATTATACGTCTCCTACTACTCTACCGATAATATCCGTATCTGGATATTTTAATTCAAAAATTGCTGGGTCTCTAGATGGATAAACTACACCATTTTTGATCACCGCTGGGTCTCCTAAATCATATACATTTCCTGAATATCCCTTTGCAGTATCATATCTATTTTCTATTACTATATTTGTTCCTAGTGGATTAGAATCACTAGGAGTTTCTACTCCAACCACACCTTCAACTTCTATTAACTTTGCTACCACCTCAGCAATTACAAGTGGTTGATTAACTTGCCACCTATCTATATTAAAATAATTTTTCATTTCATTAATTGCATTCACTAAAACTTCATTTTTATTATAACCTTTTTTTGTTAATAGATCAAATTTAATAGCTATATTAACTATATAAGCATCCTTTATATTATAAGCATCTGTTACCATTCTAAATCTATCTAAATACATTTTAAGATTCTTTTTAGTAACATCATTTAATTTAGTTAATTTACGATTATTATTATACCCAAGTAAATATAAATTTAATCCAAATTGATTTTTACTAAAAGTTAATTCTTCTCCAGGTTGTGTAGTTATTTGTTCATCTTGCACAACATAAGCTTTAGCTATATTACCATATCTTTCAGGCAACGCATAAATTCTAACAAGTAAATCATCTTTAGTTACCGACCTACTTTGAGCCTGGAAATATGCCATAGCATTTTGTTTAATTTCTTCTATAGATTCTACATCCATTCCTCCTGAAGATGGTTGATCATTAACTACACTCAATGAATTATTAACTCTCGTTATTTTACTACCATCTAATGTTGAAGGTAAACTTGTAACAATTTTAGAAGCAAAAGAATTTATTTCGCCTGACCTAACATTATGTTTAGAACCACCATCAAATGCATAAGTAATTTCCAATGAAGTATTAGACGGAGCTTCACCATATGCTCTAGTATTTGTAAAATTATTAGGATCAAAAGCAATTCCTAATTTAGATGGAGACCCTGGTAGATTACTACCAACATTATCGGGATTTGGAATTAATTCTTCGTCAGGAGTTACTAAAGTCCCTGCACCAAACCGCATTTCAGTTTTTTTATCTGGTCTTACATATGTTCTAAATCTTTTTGATGTTTTCAATCTTTTTAAAATATAAGGATTTGTAGCATCAAATTGAACTAATGATGTATCATTAGACTCTATATTTTGAAATTCTGAAAAAACCATATCTTGTGCTAAAAATGGAACCTCGTACCAAGTATTTCCATCTCCATCGGATACAGAAATAATATCTGTTACATTTTCTTCTGATAAGGTTATTCTATCATATTTAATTGGGCTTCCAAATGTAAATGATTCTGTTTTACTATATCCACTTACAACTGTTACTTTTTTATGTAATCTATAATATTCAATAGTTCCATTAGTTGATGTTTGTGAAATTTCTTTTACAACATCTCCCTGGTCTACTTTAAAATTACAATCAGTTAACAATCTATATTCAACTCCAAAATTAGGAGCGAATAGTCTAGTAGTTGCTTTAACATTTAAAGCATAATCATAATCTGGTTGTGTTGGGTCATCAGTCATAGCTGGAACTTCCTGTGAAAAAGTAACTGTAGCCATGGATGGTGATATCAATCTGGGAGTATATCCCATAAATTGTGCTATATTATATACTTGATTTTTTTCTTCTGCATAAGGTAACAAACTTTCTTTAAACATAGCATCAATGTAATAACCCAAAACATCTCCAACATATGCTGCAGATTCTAAAAACATAGTGCCAGGAGCAGATTCATTGAAATCTTTATAAGTATTAGGAAAATATGTTTTTGCAAATTCTATAAGGTTTCCTCTTAAACCTGCAAAATCTCTTCCTAAATATGATATATCTTTTTTATAAGTTGGCATATTTTAACTCCTAAGTATATACAATCATAGTAGTATTTGTTCTAGTTGGGTCATTTTTTAGAGCATAAGTAAGTGAAATGTTTAATCTTCTATTACGATTATCTATTTTGGTATCTATATTTACAATTCTAATATAGGGAAGCCATGTATCTATTGCGTCATTTAGTGCTTCATCTACTTTGTCTTTTATAGAATCGTCCATTTGCTCAAATAAAATAGATGCAAGTGCACATCCAAAAGTAGGATGAGCCACTCTTTCACCATATTTAGTTTTAAGTAAATTTTGAATATTAAACTCAGCTGCAGTCATAGTAGATTCTGATGGTGTCCAATTTTCATCAATTGGCAATCTTATCCCTATAGTAACATCTGGATCTTGATCATATTCTCTATTAGACGCCATTACTATCCTTCTTATTTATAGCTTTCATTAAACCACTATAATCTCTTGTTAAAGCTTTCATTGTAGATTCTGGAACTTTTTCAATTGGTACTCCTGCTGACTTAGCTGTCATTGCAGCGCCCAATTCTCTTTTAAATTCACCAGTGTTTCCAAATTCTCCGCTCTGCATTGCTACCTCTGTTACTTTATTCGAATCGAATATTCCTCCACCCATCGTAGGATAAGATTCAGTTCCATCACCCTGAGGGATTCCACCTTTAGTTTCATTCAAAACTTTATTTAACTCTTTATTTTTCGTATATTTAATTTCTTCTTTTTTACCAACTTTATATTCTTTTCTAATTGGATCTTTAAACTCTTTTTCGGTTAATGATTTTGAAACTAATTCGGTGAGAGAAGTAGAGTTTCCTTCTTTAATAAATATCTCATTCATTTGTTTTTTAACTTCCTTACGAACTACTCGTTCTATTATTTTTATCATCTCGCCTTTTTTCATAATTTACTCCATTATTTAATAACTATTATTTTTAACAATTAAGCTGATCTATTTTCAAGAACTATTACTAGCTTAAACATTCCATTTTGATCTTTTGTAAGATCCCACAACAATTGAAAATCGTATTTTATAGCAGGTTCTGCTTTATCTATATAAACTGCATTCATTCCTAGATTTTGTGAAAAATTTCTTGCAATTAACATAGCAGAGTCTACTTCTTTAGATAAACTTGTTTTCTGGGAACTTGATAGCGTCATCACTTCACGACTATTTAACATTCCAGTAGGAGATTTCCCTGCACCTATAGATTTTAAAGTAGTCAAATTATCCTTATATGTTTTCTTAGTATCTAATAATCTACCACCACTGATATCTCTACTAGATCTTAAAATACTTATTTCCTCATTCAAATCTTCTATATCTGATGCAAACATATTTGGGTCATCAGCTATATATCCTTCTCTTTCTTCCTCTTTACTTTTTAACTCATTTACCATACTATAATATTCATTATAATCTGTTTGTAAATTTGCCATCAATTTATGATTCTCTATTTCCACTT